GCACCACGGGCAGAAAACAAACGCTCTCGACCGTCCCACGAAAGCAAAGCGGCGTTTCACCGTAACCGGGCTTGACGGCTGGCCCATCGACTACCGAAAGGAAGACCCATGAAAGCCAAGTATGCAGTGTGCATCTATCACGACGAGCAGAAGCAGTTTCGCTGGCGAGTTGTGTCGAAGACGAACGGCAGCAACATCGCCAATGGTAGTGAAGGGTACATGCGCATCAGCGCTGTTCTTTCCATGGTGAAGGCACTGTTTGAGCCGCGCCTGGAGACACAGGCGATTGAGCTGCCGCTAGCCCGCGACGTAACCGTCTCTGGTCAGAAGTGGCTGAACAAGCACTGGCCCGGCGTGGGCTATGTGATGGTCGAGGAGATCTGAAATGGCTACCAGGAATGTGCGCACCACTGCGGGTAAGAAAACGCCGCAGACTGGCGTACGTAAGAATCGCGCAAAGAATGAATTGGCCGCGGCGTTGAATCCAGACAAGCCGATATACCCGTTTCCGCCAGATCTACCTGAGCACCACAAGAAGATCTGGACGGACATAGTCAACACCAAGACCAGCGACTACTGGACTCGTGGTGACGAGGTGCTGCTCCGCATGTATTGCCGCAACGCAGCTGACGTCGACCGACTGAACGACGAAATAGAACTTGAAGGCGAAGTTCTGTACAACGGAAAAGGCAATCCCGTCGTGAACCCGAAACTGGTCATTCGTGGGTTTGCGGAAGCACGACTGATGACCCTCGCCAGCAAGCTACGTATGCAGCCCAGCAGCCGGGTGGACCGCAAGGTCGAAGCCAACGCCACCACCCGCAAGAAGCAGGCTGGCGCTGCAGCCGCAGTGATCATGTCTGCCGGTATGGGCGAAGACGATGGTGACGGCCTGTTGGCCGGTGGTGTTCTACAGTAACCAGGAAATTGAAATGAAGCCCTCTATAGTCTCGTTGCTTGTCGCCGTGGCTGCTCTTGCTGGCTGTGCGAATCTACCCGGCGACCCGTCGAAGCTGTCTGCTGATCAGTTGCGTGAACTGAGTAAAGATCGGAGCGCGATGGTGTCTTGCACGACGGTCAATACCCCTTGGGGTCCGCAGCGCACGGTCTACGCGCAGATGGACAAGGCCACGTTCCCATCGGGCCGCATTGTCATCAATACTGATTGCTCTGGACTGGTCGAAGCCGATCCCAAGGCGCCGACGCCTGCGGCTGCTACGACTCCCAGGTGAACGGCCATGACTTGCATAGTCGGCTTGGCTGTCGGCGGAAGGGTGGTAATAGGTGGTGACTCGGCTGGCGTCGCCGCTTATGATCTCAACATCCGCGCCGACAAGAAGGTGTTTCGGAACGGCCCGTTTGTGATGGGGTGCACGTCGTCATTTCGAATGTCGCAGCTACTGCGGTACGCCCTCAAGGTACCAGAACGCAGCCCAGATCATGACGTGATGAGCTTCATGTCACTTGATTTCATCAATGCGGCACGCACTGCTTTTAAGGACGGTGGGTTTGCCAGGAAGAAAGACGAGGCTGAAATCGGCGGAGCCTTCCTCGTCGGGTACGCAGGCCGATTGTTTACTGTGCACGAAGACTACCAGATCGCAGAAACAGAAAGCGGTTACGCTGCGTGCGGCTGCGGCGAGTCCTACGCGCTGGGCGCCATGTTCGCCTTGGCTTCACCCATCCAGGCTAGGAGCTTTGAGCCACGTGACATTCTCGATGCTGCGCTGCGTGCGGCAGAAGCACACAGCGCCGGGGTTCGTGGACCGTTCCACTTCGAGGAGTAGGCATGCAGATCGATATCGAGTATGTCAAGAAGATCAAGCTCGGTCCAGAAGACAAGTTGCTGGTCAAGCTGAGCGTTCAACTGTCGCAGAAGCGGCTGGAACAGATCCATGCACAGGCGCAGGACTTCTTCCCTGACAACGAGATAATTCTGCTACCTCCCGGTATAGACCTAGAAGCAATCGGTCCAGAGAAGAATGGCGACTAAGAAGGTATCGACGGCACTAGTGGAAGTGCCAGCGAAGAAATCTACTGCAGTCGCCAGAGCTAAGCGTCCGGCACCCACTCCGGCGCAAAAGGCTGCACTCGTCACCCGCGGCGACCGCGTTATCCGGTTTATCGAGAAGTACGTCCTTGTTCCGGAAGGTGAGTACGTCGGCAAGCCGATGTTCCTCCTTCCAGAACAGAAGGACTTCATCCACGCGGTCTACGACAACGTGACCCCTGCCGGCAAGCTCATTACCCGGCGCGGGTTTTTCAGCACTCCTAGGAAAAACGGGAAGACAGGACTCATAGCCGCCATTCTCGAAGCACACATATTCGGACCCGAGGCGAAGCAGAACGGGCAGGTGTTTTCTGCCGCTCGCAGCCGCGATCAAGCCGCCTTGGTGTTCAGCTATGCGGCCAAGTCTATCCGCATGAATCCTGAGCTTGAAGGCTTGGTGCAGATAACGGACTCAGGCAAGCGCATACAGGGTCTCGCTGCCAGCGTGACCTATCGCGCCCTGAGCGCAGACGCCACTACGGCCCACGGCCTGAGCCCTGCGCTTAGCGTGCACGATGAACTAGGCCAAGTCGTCGGCCCCACGGATGCGCTGTACGACGCGCTAGAAACTGCCGGCGGTGCGCAGGCAGAACCTCTGAGCTTGATAATCAGCACGCAGGCCGCTAATGATGCGGACTTGCTTAGCATCCTTCTAGATGACGCGATACGCAGCCCCACGCCCGAGAACGTGGTGCGGCTGTTCGCTGCTGAGAAGGACGACGATATTTTCGATGAGCGGGTTTGGTACAAGACTAACTTCGCGCTTGGAAAGTTCCGCAGTTACACGGACTTCAAGGAGATAGCCGACAAAGCCAAGCGCATTCCGAGTACGGAAGCAGCGTTCCGCAATCTGCTGCTGAATATGCGTGTGGCGCTGAACTCGCTGTTCATACCACCGACGCTATGGAAAGAGACAGGCGTAGAACCAGTAGACTATGACTTGTTCTACAGCGGGCTGCCAGTCCACATCGGTATCGACTTGTCACAGCGTACTGACTTGACTGCCGCTGTTCTTTCTGTACAGAATCCTGACGACGGCACCGTGCACGTGTGGCCTTTTGTCTATACGCCTTCAATCGGCATTGAAGAACGATCCAAGACTGATAGAGTGCCGTACCTAGACTGGGTCAAATCAGGCCACCTGATCCCCATTGGGGGCAAGGTCATAGAGTACGAACAGGTGGCGGAGCACTTGGCCAGTGTCACCAAGGACATGAATATCCACTCCATAGGTTTCGACCGGTGGCGTATGGACCTGTTCAAGAAAGAAGCGCTCAAGGCTGGCATCGAACCTGCGCTTGGTGAAGAAGGCTGGGTAAAGATAGGCCAGGGCTTCAAGGACATGTCTCCGTGCCTGGAGACTGTAGAAACTCTGCTTATGAACGGCAAGCTGCGCCACGGCGACCATCCGTTGTTGAACAATGGCGCAGCCAACGCCATCGCCGTGCAGGACCCCGCCCGCAACCGCAAGTTAGAGAAGGCCAAGAGCACCGGCCGCATTGACCCGTTAGTCGCTATGGTTATGTCGGTGCATTGCTGCGTTGCACCAGCCGACGAAGAATCTGGCGAAACCACAGCTGACGACTTCTTGATTCTATGAGACTCGAAGGTAGTACAGGGCTTTACTGCCACTGGATCGTGCTGCACGTGCCCACCATGCGCCAAATAAAGAACGTGCTATGGGTGGATGACGCCACCGCTACCTACGCCGTTAGGCAGGGCGGCGTGCTGCGGGCGAAGCGCATAAAACTTATGCCAGAATCTGCTCTCGTTCTTATAGACCCGCCCGTCGAGGATTGCGAGCAAAGTTTCACTGAAACTATGCTTGCAGCGGTCTAGCACCTGTGGTATAAACCCGGCCATGTGCAATCTTGCGTCACGTAACCGCCCCGGCAAGGAAGAACGCCAGCGCCAACGTGACGAAGAACGCAAACAGCAAGAGGAACAGCAGCGGAAGGGCTGAGTCGACGGCTACGGGGAACTTCGCCTAGCGATGCAGACCTGGCCCACCACTCCACTAAGGAGCGAGGAAATGGGCACCGAAGGCAAGACCGAAGTCAAGATCGTCTACAAGGCCGCTGAGCTCAAGGCCGTCGCTGACGGTGAATACGAGTTCGTCGCCTCTGACGAGTCCGTCGACCGCTATGGTGACATCGTCGCCATTGACGGCTGGGAACTCGCCAACTACAAGCGCAACCCTGTAGTGCTGTATCAGCACCAGAACTCCAGCCCTGTCGGCATCTCCAAGAAGGTCTGGATCGAGGACAAGCAACTCAAGGCCCGCATCAAGCTGGCCGACGAGGGCACCAGTCCATTCATCGATTCGCTCCGCAAGCTGATGGACCAGAAGATCCTGCGCGCTGTGAGTGTGGGATTCATGCCGACTGTGGATCCGGTCTACATCCGCGATCCCAAGAACGAGTACATCACCGGATACAAGTTCGTCGGGCAAGAGCTGCTCGAAATCTCGATCGTTACGGTTCCGGCCAACGCGAACGCGCTGGCCATCGCAAAGGGTCTCAACATTCCCGAATTGCACTTGCAACGTGTTTTTGCGCCGGCAAAGAAGGACGCGTCTGTCCGGATGGCGCAGAACAAGTCGATTCTGGAAGCAATCAGTGTGCGGCGTCGCGTGCACTAAACGGTACGTTCTGTAAATCTAGCCA